ATTTCAGAACTTCCGCCAAAACATGTTATGCCATCGTCTCGAATGATAGTTTCATTCCCGACAGTGCCTGTTGCTTGAATTTTAAGTGCTCGACCTCTTGCGTTTCGATACGTGTTGCCGCTAGAGAATAAAAACGATTCTGGGTATTGGCCGCTGTTTGTAGACGGATCTGGCGCAAAGAACTTAAATGCGTCATAGTCAACATTGTTTGCAGACGCCAGCAAATCATCGCCGCTGATGTTTGAATATGCATTCCCGCTGTGAATACAATTTCTAACAAACTTTAAAGAATCGTATTGCTGGACGGTGATTCCGCTCGTGCCGTTCGATCCTGGTGTCCCGGTCCCCGCCGCGCGGGTGATGTTGCGCACGTTGTTGTTAAGGATCTCGACTCGTTCGAATGATCCAGCGATGTAGGCTCCGTTATTCCACAAGCTCGCGGTGGCCATGCGGAAATCAATCAGCGTACAGCCCTGCACGTAACAGGAAGGCAATGTGTCGCTGGACATTACCGCAGTGTTCTCGATGCGAAAGCCGCCCGGCACCAAGTTGTCGCCATCAAACGTAAGGCCGCGCACCGCAAACGAATACCCGGCGCATTGCACTGTAAACATGGGGCTTGTGCTTGCGGACCCTGTGTATACGAACTTGCCTTCTCCGCAAAACTCCACGTCGTTTGGAATAGCGACAGAAACAACGCTTCCCAAAGCGTAAGTTCCGGCAGGGACAAGAATTCGTTTTGCTCCAGAAACCAAAGCGGCAGCAACTGATGAAGAATCGCTTGTAACTCCGTTCCCAACAGCCCCAAAATCCTTCACCGACACCACATCACGCAGCTTGCTCTGCACGGAGCGCTCGACTGCGCCGGTGCCGGCCTGCAGGAAGTCAACGTCCGCAAGATTCAGGTTTTCTTCCAGATAGTCCTGCAACTGCAGCACCGACATCTTGCGCGTGTCGCCGTTCGACTCGTCGTATGTCGGGATCTGATCAGCCGAAGTGACTTCGCCGATGCTCGAAAGCTGGTTAATCGTGGGCATCAGTAAAACTCCAATATGCCTTCAGGCCCTGTTTCGACAGGATCAACAGGCGGCTCGAGGAATGGGTCATCCGCAACGCGCCAGTATTTATTGCCTGCGCCTGCGGGCATGGTGCCGGGCATCTGCTGCTCGATGGGCGCTGTTGCGCGCTGCAGGACGGTATCGTATGCGCCCTTGGCTGCAATGCGCGTCTCAACCATGACGGCTTTGCCGTAGGACGGCGCTAATCTAAGGGCAAGGTTTAGGATTACAGCCTCGTTGGCGCTGTCGGGCACGAAGGTCTCGTCGTTGATCGAGCCTTGCTCTGGGGAGGCGGGAATAGGATAGCTGAGGCGAATGCCTTTGCCGTTCCAATCGGCCATCATGGCGTCCAGCCTGCGCCGAGCGTATTCCAGTTGCTCCGGCGACAGGTCGAACACGTAGGACGCCAGGCCGATCTCGGTCAGCGCTGCCTCAACGAATTGCCGTTTTGTGTAGGCCACTCCTCATCACCTCGCTGATCCGACTGAGCAATACTTGATCGCTCGTCCGAGCATTGTAGCCGATGCCGAGCTTTTTCGCTTGCATCTCCATCTCGGAGCGAGTAGGCGGTCCGTTGTCCATCACCTCGACCACTTTGCGCTTGCGAAGCTCGCGCACGCGCGCTTTGCCCTTCAGCTTCGGATAGGCATTGATACCCGCCGCCTCGATCGCCTCCTCGACGGTCTCGAACCAAGTGCCCGTTTTCAAAGCGGCCGCTAGATCTTCCTCGTCAACGACAGTCGCGCAACCCCAGGTCGGGTGGCTGGATGTCTTGGCGTATGGACCGGGTGATTTATACACATGTCGTGGGAACGTCACTTTTTCCTCGCGGTTTTTGCTGCTTGCTTGAACGCCTTCGCGGTAGGCGCGCCTTTGGTGCCGGGCTTTCGCATCTTCTCGCCAGAACCTTCTTGGATGCGCTCGCGCTTGGCTGCAATATTTGCGTATAGACCCTTCTTCACTTCTTCTTCGCCTTCGGTGCCTTGCTCGGCTTGCCTGCTTTCATCGCCGCCTCTCGCGCGGTCGAAAGTGCAATCGCAATCGCCTGCTTCTGCGGGCGGCCCGACTTTACTTCTTTCGAAATGTTCTCGCTGATGGATTTCTTGCTGTAGCCTTTTTTGAGCGGCATCGTCATCTCCAAAAAAATGGGGGGCATTGCGCCCCCCAAGTTTAGCCTATCGGCTCATCACTGTCCGAACAGCAGAATCCCGGACATCTCCGGCGCACGGTTGACCACGCCGTACAGCGTGTCAAGACGATACTTGATCGTCATGGTGTCAATGTCGTACTGCTTCTGCATCACCAGTTCGATGCCCTGGTCCGTCGAGGCGCGCATGACTGCGGCACCGCTATCGGTCGGGACACTGTACCGGCCCGGCAACAGCTCGATCGCGTCACGCTGCCAGAAGCAGTTGACGTTACAGGCGTTGTCGTTCAGCCAGTTGATCGCAGCAGTTGCGCTGGTCGAAGCCACGTTGATGTTCTTGTACTGCAGCTCGGCATCCGTCGGGCTGTTCGCACCAATCATGGGAGGGCTGATCGTCATGGTCGTGCCGCTGTCAACCGAGATCACGCGGAAAGTCTTGGGCTGGCCCGTCGACTGCTTGGTGATCTGGTGAACGGCTTCGATGCCTGCGATCGTGAACGCATCGCCTGCAACAACGCCCGTGGTGGTCGAAACCGTAACCTGCTGGTAGCGGTTGTCCACGTTCAGCACGCCTGCGGTCACGCTGGTGGTGGCCTTCGGCACGTACCGAACCTGCGCGCCGTTGGTGGCGATGGTTACGGTCGTTGCCTGAGCTGCCAGACGGTTGGCGTAGTCCAGCTTATAGGTCTGGAAACCAGCCACTTCGCCTACGAACGAACGCTCGTATGCACGGTCAGACTTTGCATTTCCAAAAGAGCGCGTTGAAGTTGCAAGGTTACCGGCCAGGCCGTTGTAGTCGCGGGTCGACAGAGCCAGATAGCGGTCGTAATCCGGCACGCCCTGCTCGTTCATGATCGCGTCGCACAGTGCGATGTCGTCATAGTCGCCAGCAGCGCCAGCAACCGCAACGACCAGCGTGCCCTGGTTAGCAGCGGCGGCCAGTACCGAACGGTTGATGTCCGATGCCAGCTTCTGCTTGGCGGCGTCGCCCAGGCGGCCTTCTTGCAGTGCGTCACGCAGTTCCTTGGCGTTCAGCTTCCAAGCGGAGGTCTTGGAGAAGCCGAGCGTTGCCGGTACCGACAGCTGGGTCATGTCGTCGTAGTTGGACGAGATGCTGGTGCCTACGGTCGAATCAAAGCTCTGCGCGATGTACGGCATGGGACGCCAGATGGTGTCACGTGCGCGTTCCATCGTGGTGCTGTCGGTGTTGAACACCGCAACGTTACGCGACAGTACCAGCGCGTCTTGGAAGCCTTCGAGAATGTTCTCGAATGCTACGATTTCCTCTTTCGAGAATGCATTAGCCATTTTTCAGTCCTCTATTTCTGCTTTGCCCGCTTGTAGGCCAGCACCTTGGACAGGTCGCCCGTCTTTAGTGCCTCGGCCCGCAGGCGATCGAGTTGATTGTCTACAGTACCAGCCGTGCGGCCCGAGCTTTTAACGGGCGACTCCGGCGGCGGTGGCGGCTTTCGAGTTGTCACTTTCAGTTCCTTCTCCAGCTTCGCAACCGCGAATGCGAATTTCACGGGATCGGAGATCGCGGCCAGCTCCTTTGCACGCTTTGGATTCTTCCCAATTGCGTACACAACCAGAGCGGGGTTATCTGCGCCTTGAAGCAGGATGCCTTGCTGAACTTCCGAGAGCGCTTCTTGCGTCGTCGCTTCTGCGTCCTCGTAGTCCCTTACGCGCAACGCCGACTTGGCCTTGCCGTACTCATCCAGCCGAGCCTGCCACGAACGCGCTGCTTCTTCCTCTGCCGCCTTGGCTTTCGCCGTCTCGGCATCGACTGCACGCTTTCGCTCGTACCAGCTCTCTAGAGCGCCCTCGAACTTGTCAGTGTCGTAATCGAAATCTTCCAGCTTCGGCTTGTTCCCGAGCGGCGGCCGTTTCGGCTCCGCAGTGGACAGCTTGGCCTCGAGTTCACGAATGAGACGCTGTTGTTCTCGGTGGCTCTTGCGCAGTTCCTTAACCCACTGTGGCGCGGGCTGCGATTCTTCCTCGGGAGGTGGCGATTCTTCACCTATCGAGACGATTACCTCTTCCTCTTCTGCATCCTCGACCATCTCGGTCTCGGGCGCTTCCGGTTCGAGTTCGATCTCTTCTGCCTGATTTTCGATATCCATGTACTCGCCTGGTTGGTTGGCGGAAACCATAAATCAATATTAATTGATATTAAGCAGCGATGCCAAGTGCTGCCATGAGGGCTTTCGCCTCCATCTCGTCAATGATGTCCAAGATCTCGAGCAGCTCGGCCTCTTCCTGCGCGAATATCTCGACCACCTTGGCGGCCGTCTCGACTTCATCACGCAGGCGCTCGGAGCGATCTGTCTCGACGCGCAGGCGCTCAACCTCGTCGCGCAGTTGCTCCAGCGTCGCGCGGGCGGATTCATACTCGCGCACCAGGTCGGCGACCCGTCGTGCGGATTCGGAATCGGACGCGCGCAGGATCTTGGTGGCAGTCTTGACTTCCTGCGCTGCCGTTTCGGTCTGAAGCGACGCCTCGAGCCTGGCGCGTTCATTCGCCCAGCCGCGCTGTCGCTTCTGCTTGCCCATCCCGCCGCCGCCAACCAGCTGGGTGACGGTTGCGGTGGCGGTGAGCGTGTCGCCTTCCTCGGTGACATTCAGGCTGCCCGTCGCGCCGGAAGTGCCGCTCGATGCGAGCGTGTCGTCGTCTTCGGTGACGGATAGGCTGCCGCTGATGGCCAGCGCGCCGGTGGAGGCGAGGGCGTCGTCCTCTTCAGTGACAGCCAGGCTGCCGGTGATCGGTAGCGTTCCGGTCGAGGATAGGCTGTCGCCTTCTTCGGTGACATTGAGGCTGCCAGCGATCTCCAGCGCGCCTGTGCTGGCTAGGGTGTCATCCGCCTCTGTGACATTGAGCGTGCCGGTGATTGCACCGGCTGCTGACTGTAGCTCTGCCCCGCCCTGGAGTAGCGGCCCCCACCAGATCATTTATGCAACCGACCGGATGGAC